TAGAGCAATACAGATATTGGAATCCTGAAACAGTAATCATTGAGGCGAAAGCATCTGGTTTGCCTTTGACCTATGAATTAAGGAAAATGGATATTCCAGTAATGAACTTTACACCAAGTCGTGGAAACGATAAGCATGCCCGTGTAAATGCTGTTGCACCTTTGTTCGAATCTGGTATGATATGGGCTCCTGAGAAAAAGTTTGCGGAAGATGTCATTGAAGAATGTGCAGCCTTTCCGTATGGGGATCATGATGACTTGGTCGACTCCACTACACAAGCGATCATGAGATTTAGACAAGGTGGATTAATTGAACATCCCGAAGATTATGTGGATGAAGTCGTTGAGAAGAAGAAAAGGAATTATTATTAATGGACTACGGCAAGAAGTACATGGCCAATGCTGACAAAGCAACCCAACAAAAATTTAATAATATTGTAAAAGATTTAAGAGTAGACATGTCTTTAGACTCTGCTATCAGTGAAGCTCTAAGACAGATGAGAGAAGGTAAGAAGAAGGGTGGCATGATTGATAAGCCACTTGGTTCAGGCGGAGTGAAATCTGGCCCACCACCAAAATCAGGACCAACACCACAAGGGTTGAAAGTTCCTTTAAAACAAGTTAAACAGTAAGACTGGAGAAATTTTAAATGGCAGATATAGATAAGTCCCTTCCTAACGAACTTAGAACAGAAGTAGAAATACCAGCTGAAGAAGAAGTTGTAGAAGAGGAAGTAGTAGAACAAGGTCCCGTAGAAGTTATACCTGAAGAGGATGGTGGAGTTACATTAGACTTTGAACCAGGAGCAATCAATGTTCCAGGAACCGAGAATCATTTTGATAACTTAGCTGACATTTTACCTGAAGATATTTTAGAGCCAATCGGAAACGAGATGGTTGACAACTACATGGAATATAAAAATTCCAGAAAAGATTGGGAGCAATCTTATATTCAAGGATTAGATCTTTTAGGATTTAAATATGAAAACAGAACTGAACCTTTCCAAGGAGCAAGTGGTGCAACACACCCTGTACTTGCTGAAGCAGTCACACAATTTCAAGCACAAGCTTATAAAGAATTATTACCTGCAGAAGGACCTGTAAGAACAGATGTTATCGGAGTAGATTCTCCTCCTGTTCAACAACAGTCTCAACGGGTTAAAGATTATATGAATTATCTTTTAATGGATCAGATGGAAGAATACGAACCTGAGTTTGATCAAATGTTATTTCATTTACCATTAGCTGGTTCAACTTTTAAAAAAGTTTATTATGACCAGTTGTTAGGGAGAGCAGTGAGTAAATTTATTCCTGCTGAGGATTTGATTGTTCCGTACACGGCTACCTCATTAGACGAAGCGGAATCAATCATCCACTCTTTAAAAATTTCTGAAAACGATTTAAGAAAATCACAAGTCAGCGGTTTCTATTCTGACGTTGAGCTTGGCCCACCAGGTGTCGACAACAATGATGAGCTAACGAAAAAGGAAAGAGAAATTTCTGGAACTAAAAAAACAGGTAAGCAAGAAGATGTCTACAATGTTTTAGAGTGCCATGTAAACTTAGACCTTGAAGGTTTTGAAGATATCGATGGTGAAGGTGAACCAACAGGAATTAAACTTCCATACATTGTAACCGTTGAAGAAGCATCAAGAAAAATTTTATCTATCAAAAGAAATTATGCACCAGAAGATATTAAGAAAAAGAAAATACAATACTTTGTACATTTTAAATTTTTACCAGGTTTAGGTTTTTATGGTTTTGGTCTAATCCACATGATAGGTGGATTAAGTAGAACTGCAACAGCTGCATTAAGACAATTACTAGATGCGGGAACGTTATCTAATCTGCCAGCTGGATTCAAGCAACGTGGAGTTAGAGTTAGAGATGAAGCGTCTCCAATTCAACCAGGTGAATTTAAAGATGTTGATGCACCAGGTGGATCTTTACGTGATGCATTCTTTCCATTACCTTACAAGGAACCTTCTCAGACATTATTACAATTAATGGGAATTGTTGTAGGTGCTGGACAAAGATTTGCAGCCATTGCTGATATGCAAGTTGGAGATGGAAATCAAGGCGCAGCCGTTGGTACAACTATTGCTCTTTTAGAACGTGGTTCACGTGTCATGAGTGCAATCCATAAACGATTGTACGCAGCAATGAAAAAAGAATTTAAATTTTTAGGAACTATTATTGCTCAATACTTACCACCTGAATATCCATACGACGTGGTTGGTGGTGCAAGAACAATTAAACAAATAGATTTTGATGATAGAATCGATATCATTCCTGTTGCAGATCCAAATATATTTTCTCAAGCACAAAGAATTAGTTTGGCACAAACACAATTACAACTGGCTCAATCGAATCCACAGATACACAACTTGTATAATGCATACAGAAAAATGTATGAAGCAATTGGAATAAAAGATGTTAATCAAATATTACCTCCTCCTGCTCAAGTTCAACCTATTGATCCAAGTGTCGAGCATATTAATGCATTAAACGCGAAACCTTTCCAAGCTTTCCCTGGTCAAGATCACAGAGCACACATTACAGCGCATTTGAATTTCATGTCAACGAACATGGTTAGAAATAATCCTGTAGTTATGGCATCAATTCAAAAAAACATTCTTGAACACATATCAATCATGGCCCAAGAACAAGTACAAATTGAATTCAGAGAGCAAATGATGCAGATGCAAAGCTTACAACAGCAAGCGCCAACGAATCCACAAGCAGCACAGATGCTACAACAGATGATGCAAACGATTGAAGCTAGAAAAGCGGTGTTGATTGCTGAAATGACAGAAGATTTTATGAAGGAAGAGAACAAGATTACGTCACAATTTGATTCAGATCCTTTATTAAAACTAAAATCTAGAGAAGTTGACCTTAGAGCTATGGAAAATGAACGTAAAAAAGAAAATGATCAAGCACAACAAGAGCTTGCAAGAGCAAGATTGCTACAATCTAAAGACAATTTTGAAGATAAGCTTGAACAAAACGAAGATTTAGCTAAATTAAGAGCTGGAGTTAGCCTTGCTAAGTCTGGTGTACAACAAATGTCTGTTATTGACGAAAATTAATGGTATATTAGTTTAACAAAAGGTAAAATATTATGATGAACTATAAAAAAGCAAAACAAATGGCAGTTCCAAGTCAGAATGTAGAAGTAGATCCTAGATCTAAGACTACAGCTGACGGTGCTTTCAACTATATTCCTACTGGAGACAAGGAAAAAGTTAGAGGTACTAAAAGAATGCTAGCTGAAAAGAAAAAAACTGCTACTTGGTACTAATCTATGTGGTTATCGGCAATTAAATTAGCCGTTTCTGCTGGAAGTAAGATTTATGCTAACAAGCAGAAGACGAAAATGGCAATGAGTGAAGCACAACTCATGCACGCATCTCGTATGGCCGAAGGTAAGGAAGCTTACCAAGGAAAACTTTTAGAAGCACGTCAATCGGACTGGAAGGACGAGGCGGTTTTGATAATTTTAAGTTTGCCCGTGGTAATTTTGGCGTGGGCAGTTGTAAGTGAGGACCCAACAGCGATGGACAAGGTAAAACTGTTCTTTGATATGTTCTCGCAGCTCCCTTCATGGTTCACAAATTTATGGATCCTTGTCGTGGCGAGTATTTATGGTATAAAGGGTACACAAATATTTCGTAATGGAGGAAAAAAATGAAAAACTATAGACAGAATAAAATGGGTGGCGGTATAATGAAACCTATGTATTCAAAAGGCAATTTAGTAGGTAAACAAGTTAACATAGCAAAAGCTGCACCTCCAAAAAATAAAATTACTGGTGCAGATTTTAAAGCACTAAAGAAAAGGAAGGCATAATGTTTAAAAGAACGAATTTAAAAAGAGGTGGCGGAGCAGGTGACGGTAAAGCTAGTAAATACCACACAAAAAAAGACGGAACAAAAGCTAAAAAGGGTTTATATTTTTATATGAACCGAGCCAAAAAAAAAGGCACTAGCAAACCTGGTAAAGGTACTGTAACTGACAAGGCTTTAAAGGATTCTGCAAAAACAGCCAAAGTGTAATGTTTAGAAAACAATTTGCATCAGGAAGTAAATCACCAGCGTGGCAACGTAAAGAAGGTAAATCTGAGTCTGGTGGATTAAATAAAAAAGGTGTTGCATCTTATAGAGCTGCGAACCCTGGTTCAAAATTAAAAACAGCTGTTACAACGAAACCATCAAAATTAAAAAAAGGATCGAAAGCTGCAAAAAGACGTAAATCCTTCTGCGCGCGTATGAAGGGGATGCGTAAGAGACAAAAGGCTAGTAATAACACTGGAAATGATAGATTATCTAAATCACTTAGAAAGTGGAACTGCTAGTGAGAGATACGAAATCTTTAGAAGAATATTCTAAACAGAAAGAAAAAGATAAAAAACAAATGAACCTTTTTAAAGAATTAAAAAAAGAAGTTAATGCAGGTGCTAATGGCACTCAAGACTATGTTATTAAAAAGGGTGAAAACACAGGAAAGGTAGCAAAGAAATAATGCAATTAGAAACAGTAATAAATAAACTTTTAAGATTTTTAAAAGAAAGAACAGAAAATCTATCTGTATCAGTCACATCTGGAGGGGTTGACAGTATGGAAGATTACAAGTATATAATAGGACAAATCAATGCATTGGAATCAGTGCATCAGGAAATCTCTAACCTGCTAAACGATAAGGAGCACAATGAAGGAACAATCATCGATATTAACACCAAACAATGATCTTATTGGTGTAAAAAAATCAGAGAAAAAAGAAGAAGTAAAAGAACCTAAACTACCACAACCAACTGGTTGGAGGATGTTAGTTTTACCTTTCAAAATGAAAGAAAAAACTAAAGGTGGATTAGTATTAGCTGAAACAACTTTAGAGCGACAGCAAGTTGCATCACAAGTTGGTTTAGTATTAGCTATGGGTGATCAATGTTACAAGGATAAAGAAAGATATCCCGATGGTCCATGGTGCAAGGTAAAAGATTGGGTTATGTTTGCACGTTATGCAGGTAGCCGAATTAAAATAGAAGGCGGAGAAATGCGTCTGCTAAACGACGACGAAGTATTAGCAACAATAGACAGTCCAGAAGACATATTGCATGAGTTTTAATCATAGGAAGGAGTAAACTATGCCAGACGAAGAAAATAAAACAGTAGATATTGATACATCAGGACCTGATGCAGAAGTAACTATTGAAGAAACAAAAGATGAAGCCGTTATAGAAACGGAAAATACAGAACAAGAAACAGAAAACACAGAACAAGAAAAAGTAGAAACGAAACAAGAATTAGAAGAAGGCGGAGAAGCAAAAGAAAAAAAGGACGATGAACAATTAGAAGATTATAGTAAAGGAGTTCAATCTCGAATAGCTAAACTAACTCGTAAAATGAGAGAGGCGGAGCGAAGAGAAAAAGCTGCTTTAGAATATGCAAAAGCTGTTGAAGCAAAAAGACAAACTGTTGAAACTAAATTTACAAAAGTAAATGAAGATTATGTAAAACAGTTTGAAACTAGAGTTAAAACCGGTTTAGATTCTGCTCAAAAAGAATTAGCATCAGCTATTGAAAATGCTGACGCTGCTTCTCAAATTGAGGCACAGAAAAAAATCGCTGCTTTATCAATTGATGAAGCTAGATTAAATGCTTTAAAAGAACAGCAAACAAACACAACAACAACTAAAGAAGAGCCTGCACCAAGATTATCAGCTGCAGATCCTCTTTCTGATAGTGCACAAAAACCTTTGCCTGCACCAGATCCTAGAGCGGAAGACTGGGCTAGTCAAAATACTTGGTTTGGTAAAGACCGAGCAATGACTTACACTGCCTTTGAAATCCATAAGGATTTGACTGAAAGGGAAGGATTTGATCCTCAAACTGATGAATATTATGTGGAAGTTGATAAAAGAATTAGACTTGAATTCCCGCAGAAATTTGATACAAAGGAATCACAAACGTCAAAACCGACGCAAAATGTTGCTTCAGTAAAACGTTCTAGTAACGTTAGATCTGGAAGACAAACTGTGAGACTCACTTCATCACAAGTAGCAATAGCTAAAAAATTAGGAGTGCCACTTGAAGAATACGCAAAACAAATAAAACTCACGGAAGGAGCGTAAAATGGAAAAAGATAATAACACTTCTCGTGCGAATTCAACTAGGTCTAAAACAGAAAGACCAAAAGTTTGGGTTCCACCATCTTCTCTAGATGCACCCCCTGCACCTGATGGATTCAGGTATAGATGGATAAGAGCAGAGAGCGTTGGCTTTCAGGACACTAAAAATATAACCG